GATTAGAATTAGAAATGGATCTAAAGTATTCTATTTATGCTAAGATTAAGCAAACTAAATGCTCTGGTGTTGAATCGTCAATGGGCAAATATGGAGAGTTCTTAGATGCACAATGCCGTATACTAACATCTACTGCAGTAATGACACCTACCGATCGCATTGCTGGAAACACATTCCCAATGTGGAAGTACGGTGGAATTAGGCCTGAATTAATGATTTCAGGTGCTACAGCCCTACGATACTTCAACAGAGTAGCTAGTAATGCAAATCAAGATATGATTACTAGGGGTGCATTCCAAACTGCATACAAGGAATCTACGAAGATGCAAGCATTTGATTCTGCGTTTGGCGATCCAACAGTACCATTACCTGATTGGATTCAAATTATGGATGTTGGTGGTATCACTTCTGGTATCATTAGACCGTTCCCGCCACCGCTAAAGTTTGCGGATAATGGTAATACATTGATGTTCTAAACTTAGATCAGTTTAGAGGATAATGGCATTCGAAGTTTTCTAAGAAATCAAATACCGCTTTGCGTGTATATTCGTTATTATTGCCACAAAGGAATTTCAAATAGTCTCCTTTGTACCATCTCCAGACTGAAGTTGTATTGACATTGACCAGGAACCCCCCATATGGATCGGGTGTCAAAATGCAATCGTAACAAGTGCCATCCCCTGGTTCAAAAATAAAGTGCCTGCAAGTCAATGCGATCTCTTCATCTTGTTTAATTCTCATTCTTCTTCCCTCCTGGAAACAAGCTGATGTGGAAACTTGAAATCAATTCCATCGATTGGCAGCATTATACAATAGTAAAAATGGAGAACCTGATTCTCCCACCAAGGGCTATGTTCCCACTTTATCTTCAAACAATGTTCTCCCCTTTCATAATGGAATAGGATCTTTACTTGTTCACATTCATCGAATGATTCTATCGCAAACTTGTATTGATCATCAAACTCTCTCATGTCCTCTGGCATTATCTCATACAATGTTTTCATTCCATCATTAGGATGATGTTTGTAAAACCAATCTGTGAACTCTTTCTTTGCTTTGTGATAGTGATCCACATATCCACTCATTGTTTCAACTCCTCTTTGATTAGATAAATCATCTCTCTTTGAGACTTAGATAGTTCTGGTCTATCACGAACATGATTCAAGATATCTACTACATCCATCTCCCACATATCGAATGCGTCTTTTTCATCAAGATACGCCTTCAAAGCCCTAGAAATTACTCTAGATCGGGTTCCTTTTGTTTTATCCTTCAACCGAATTGCGAGTGCGATTGGTACATTTGCGCTGATTATCGTCTTCATCAGTCTACCCCAGAATGACTCTTATTAAATAAATAACGGTTAAAATTAGATCGAGAGGGCTAGAGTTGAGGCTGCGCCCCAAATCACGCCATTGTCGGCCTAGATGTTCAAGAAAAGGATTAGAAATAATATAAATACCTAGTAGTATCAAAAAGAAACTATGGCCAAGAATAGCGGCGACCTTATTTTACGAGACAGAATGCAGTTCGACTTAGATGCGGGCGGAGAAAGAACAACATTGTACGGTAGATTTGATTTATCTCAATTTACAGATCCAGTTTCACGCATGGGACTAGCAATCAAAGAAGTATATTTCCAGTTTAGAAATGCAACTTCTCCTGAACTACCTAACACTGGCGGATTTAATCCAATTGGTGCGATTGGTGATTCTGCAATTGATACTAGGACAGCTTGTTTGAAAGTATATGCAACAACTCGTGCATATGAGAACGCTGCAGAAGTAGGAATTGCTTCTCCTGATGTTCTTTGTGTCTACGAAAGATACTCTTCTGCTAGTCCAGCATACTTTAATGCAGGTGCACTAGAATCTGGTCAAGGTCTTTTGACTGAAAATCTCTGGTACGGTCCTCGTGATCTACATCCTGAAGGTTACACTGTTGTTTCCGATCTACTTGTTGGTATTGCGGCAGATAACTGGCTTCAGGAAGCAACTAAGACTATTGAACTAGATGTTATTCTAGTCGCTGAACCAGTTAAAATCACAACCGAAAGAATGAACGAAATCCTATCTCAACAACAGGACTTGTGAGTTCAATGGTAAAAGGTAAGGTTGCTAAGGAAGGGCTAAAAAAACTTGGTAAGACTAAGTTTGCTCGCGGTGCTGGAATTGCTGGTGGTGCTCGTGCAGCAGAAGAAGCAGTTTCTAATCCATATGCTCAAGCGGCTTTGGGCGCAGTGGAGGGTGCGGCACTTGGTTCGGCTCTTGGTCCTCTTGGTGCTGCTGGAGGTGCTGTCGCAGGTGGGCTTCTCGGCTTCGTGCTTGCAGATGGTGAGCGAATTGTTCCTGTTGATATGATCGCAATACCAGCGTATCAGTATTCAGCAATGTTACAAGGAAGAGAACCTACTTTCCAAGTATTCATCAAAGAAGGTGAGTGCATTATGCCAGTGATACCTACTGATTTTCAAATGGCTGGCCAAGTAGTATTGCAAGAAGAGCTTGTTTCAACTAAACCTAAGCGTAAACTAACTCCTTGGAATCGATATGTCAAAAACAAAAAGAACCATATCAAGATGAAGAACGGCAAACTAAATCTGAAAAAGATGGCTGTTCAATTTCGTAAAGGGAGGAAGAAATAATGCCAATCCATGAGTTAAGAGAAACTATTCAAGGTCAAATTGATTTAGATCCTGAAGGTAACGGTTACTTTACTAAGAGAATTAATCTTCCAGATCACATGAGAAACGAAATCTTAGCAATTGATTGTTACAACGACAATGTCGTACCGTGGCTTCAAGGTGGAGATACAAAAGGATACCAAGTATTTTTGTCAACTTACCCAGTGCAAAGAAGCAATGAAGATATTGTGTTTGGCGCAGGTGCATTACCAAGAGTAGGGCCAATGGCTGGCGATGATACAGTGCTTTACAAAGAATCATCTGTTTACACACTCAATGATTTTGCAGAACAACAATCAAACAAGATTTGGACAGAAAAGTTCCCTAACGATGCCCTGGGTGCTACACCAACTTCGACCTTTTATTCTCCACACCTATACTTGACTGTTATAGTTTGGAATGGATTAGAATTAGAAATGGATCTAAAGTATTCTATTTATGCTAAGATTAAGCAAACTAAATGCTCTGGTGTTGAATCGTCAATGGGCAAATATGGAGAGTTCTTAGATGCACAATGCCGTATAC